TAATCAGCGTGTCGCGAAACATGGCGCTGGTGATCTGTCCATCTCCAGCGAGCCGTTGGAACTGGCCAGCAGAAAGACCAGCTGCCTCATCCAGCTTTTGCAGCAAGCCAGGCATTGGTTCCACAACCTGGTTAAGCTCCTCCGCCCGTAAAATACCAGCACTTAACCCCTGAGCAAGGCCATACATAGACTGACCAAGCTCGGCATTACTGGCACCTAATTGACTGGCGGCATTGGAAAGGCCTTCCAAAATATCGCGGCTTTGTTCGTTGGTAAGCAGCCCGGAGTTTTGCAGCGTCAGCAAGCGGGAATAACTGTCTGCAAGGGTGAGCAGGCTTTTGTGGTGCTCCCCTGCAAGCTCTGTCAGATATTGTTCCTGGGCGGCGTAATCGCCTGACTCTTTGGTCAACCCTTGCAGGCGGGTACGCACATCCTGATAACTGGCAACCGTGGTCGTGAGATTGGCCGCCTGACCCATTAACTGAGCCACACCAATGTAGCCAACAACCGCGGTGGTCAGTGTTTTAACATCAACCGATGCCTGCCCAAGCTGCGCCGACATGCCTTTTGCGCTGTGCGTGGTTTTATCCAGGGCCGCTGATGCACGAACACCAGAGCTGTCCGCTGTCGCCGCAAACTCCTGCACATCTTTTTTACTGACATTTAAGGTGCCGGCAAGCGGCCGGCCATCAGCGGTAAGAACAACTTTTAACGCGAGATTTTCTTGCATATTAACCACCCGGAATAAGCAATCAGGGTGGCACAAAGGCGGGCGTCAATCCTTTTGACGGGTACAAAAAAACCCGGATAACCGGGTTGTAAAATCAGCGCTTGCGCAACGCCTCCAGCACGCCGCGTTCAATCCATTGCACCTGACTCAGCCGTGCCGGCCGGTCAGTACCAGGAACCTGCTGCATATCCATCACAACAGCCAGCGCCTGATAATCAATTCCTAGCAGGCTGCCAGCCGGTGAGTATCGCCACTGCGTAGCACAACTTAAAAACAACTGCAGTGCTGGCCAGTTTTCTGGCAGTACCGGGAATTCCGTTTCCCTGGTCGATTCCTGGCTGCGAATAGCCGCAGCGGTTTGCGGGTCTACCAATAAATCCAGATCAGCATCATCCATTTCAGGTGCCGGGCCTGCTGCCCAACACCAGCCGATATCCATCAGGTTTTGCTGAGGTTCTTTTTTACAATGGACTCGTTATAAGCGGCGACCATGGCGGTGCTGGCGGCCGGGTCTTTTTTCAGAGCATCCAGCAGTGCAGCACCAGACAGTGGTTCACCATCGGCGCCGCCAACTTCAATACCCTCAACGGCTACCAGTACATGATCCAGCAACCGGCCCTCACGCTTTTCATCATGAGGCAGGGTTTTAAATGTGGCCGTAAACGTACCAGACTGTTCTGCGCCTTGTTCGTCATAAACAACCACGGTAACCGGGTATTTATAGGTGCGTTCGGTATTCAGCTTAAACATGTAACACTCTCCGGGTAGTGCGTATTTAACGCGTATTTATTAATTAAAGGGCGACCATTAATTAATGGAAGATCATATAAAATTCGTCATCGTTGGTGCCGGTTGCCTCAAACGTCAGCTGCTGAACATCCGAACCTGCACGCTCCTGGTCGGCAATAGCTGTTACCCGTGGCGCAGGAATGGCGATAGAAATACGTTCGCCGGCAACGGTGCCCAACGTGGCGGTAATGCCGGCTTTGGCACCAATCTCCCAGCTGCGGAATGGGTTGTAATCTGCAAGGGCAACCGACTCAGGGTTAATAGTGCCCACCGGATTACGACCGGCAATGCGGTACGTGCGCCGACCATTAGGACTGTTAATGTCAGGCACGGGCTGCACATCGGCTTGCGCATTAAAGGTCAGGCGCTCAATAGTACCCTGGGCCGTTGGATAGTTACCCAGCATAAGGCCTGCAGACTCTGCAATAGGCGGTTCGCGATCTGCGTAAACCGCCGAAGGAATGCTGACGTTTGCCGGAGTGTTATACAGCCCGTTAAATGCAAACTGCACTGTGCAGAATTCTCCGGCGACCCACTCAAACTGCATTGAGCCCTGCACACGGCTGGCAATGCGGCGCTGGCCATCATAGTGCGCATGTACCACGGCAGTGCGGTGCAGGTCACGATCCGATTCAAAGCGATAAACCAGTGACGGTTCATAGGTGCCAGCCGTTGCCGTTAATGTACCTAATGACAGCGCGTCGCCTGGTGCAGGGATCTGATCAACACCACGCACCCACACCACCGCATCAGATCCCTGACCGGCAATAAAATATACCGAGTAGCCAACATTATCGGCCGCAGTTGTATTGCTTATCATCGCGCCGATATCCAGTAACGATGGCGCGCCGGATAAGTTGGTAACATTAAGCATAATGCCCGGCTCCTGCACCATACCGCAGGCCAGCAACGCAGCATGCATTGGCGGATTATTAACCGCGCCACCGGCAAGGCCACCACCGACCAGCTCCAGCGGGCAGTTAATGTTCCAGTTTTTGGCGCCGATGGATGAACCAATATTACTCATACTGGGGCGCACAATATCGCGGCTTTTTGTCTCGCCTTCCGGCGCAATACTGAAACCCGTTTGCACCGGCAGCGCCATCATCGTGCCATCCAGATTACCGGCCGCATCTTCCAGGCCGATCAACACCAGGCGGCGGCGTGTATTGTTTTGCATAATCTATCTCCTGATTAATCAGCTCTGCGGTGCGCGGTATTGCACCGATGTTGTATAGCGGTCCATCCACCAGATGGTGGCGTTATCCATTTTGATCAGCTCGCCCGGCGCCAATAAACAAGGCACCAGAGCCTCATCCGGCGTCCAGCCAAATAACTGCTCCTGAACAATTTTTCGGGCACCTTCAAGCGATACCAGCCCTTTGTCACCGCGCGGATCATTAACACTGCGGATTGCAATAATCACCCCGATCGTAATCACCGACTTTTGCAGTGCCGGGCCAGCAGTACGCTGATCTCCCGATGGCCGATCCGATAACATAACCGGCCAGACACTGATACCAGCCTGTGGAGCGCGGGTGACAACCTGAGCCAGCGACAAGGCCGAACCGACTTGCTTAAAATCATCCGGCACCCGCAACTGCAGGCGAGCCTCGACCGACGACATTAAACTCATCAGATAAACCCACTGCTGTTACCACGACCCCAGCGGGTCGGCGCGCTGATCATTTCGGCCGTATCCGATCCCGCAGGTTCTGATGCCTGCGGAATCCCCAGAGTCGCGCGCCCGGCTGCGAGTGATTCCAGATACTTGATCGCGTAGTCACGACGCTGCCGTACAGTCTCATCCGGCACCATATCCAGCGAGTAACGCACCAGGTCACGACTGATCGACAACAACTGCACCGGCGCAGCCAGCAGGGGCAGGCTGTAACGAGCCCCTATGTAGCTGTCAATCAGTGCAGCAGCATCATCGATCGCTTCATCCATGGCATTGCTGCGCCCAGCCTCAAGGTCGGCAACTTCCTGCTCGCCAAAGCGATCAACCATATCTGCACGGGTGCAATATCCCATGACTACTCAGCCCCGGCGGCGCGCAGGATTTCAGCAGCGTCGTCACCGGTAAAGGTCATCTCTTCCACAACCAGCATCGGGTCCGCTTTAATTGCAGCGATGTCATCATCACTCAGGGCGCACAACGCAACGCCAGTAGCATCTTGTGTGAAGTGCAGCCCGGCACGACGACGACCACGAGGGGAAACCGACTTAATCCACAGGCCGTCAACTGGCCCTTCCAGTGGGATGAGCGCGGTGCTTTCATCCTGTGCAAATTCATCCTGTGCAGATTCATCACCGGCAGCCGTTACCGGCTGAGCAGCTTCGTTTATGGTTTCTTTATCCTGTGCAGAATCGTCACTGGCAGCGGCATCCGTTGCTGTCTGACCAGATTCATTCACAACTTCTTTATCCTGCACGGCATTAGCCGTTACCGTTGCTTCCTGCTTTGCAGCGGCCGCTTTTTTGGCGGCGGCCGTAGTTTGTTTTCCAGCCATAATGTTCTCCAGATTTAACCGGCGATTAAATTAACAACTACAAGGTCAGCCTGGCGCATTACTCCAGCCAGGGCACAACCATTACTTCCACTGCCTTGTAGTTAATGTTGCTGGCGCCAGCGGCATTATTTTCCGCTTCAATCACCGCCTTTGCGGCCGCACGGTTTGATGGGCCAACAACCAGCAGGTTAGGCATATTGCCCAGCGGACGACCTTTGTCAGACTTGAACGAAGACACCTTGGTATATGCCGCATTAAAGTTATCTGCATTCAGCACGGCCTTGCTGCCAAACGCCTGCTGCCAGAAGGCAAATCCCCAGTTGCCGCGAGCATCAACCCCGTACAGGTATTCATCGCTCATGAATACACGGTCTGATGTGCCGGCATCTGTTTTAGCTTGCAGGCGATAATCTTTGCGGCGCTGGTAAATCAGCGGCTTCAGCGGGCGGCGCGTATCCAGCAGGAACCATGCAGGGCCAGAGCCGGCTTGCATGTTGCTGACCGAGGTCACGTTATCGCCTTCGCCGACCGGGTGGTCGGTGTCAAAAAAGTTCTGACCGTCGTAGCACGGGGTATCAAAACCCGCAGCCAATAACGCAAACACCATTTCATCCGGATGAGTAGCCGAGGCATAACCCATATCCTGAAACTTAGGTGTCAGGATGCCGTAGGTATCATCTTCGATACGCTCTGCCGGAATGCCTTCTGTGCCTTCGAATTTTTTATTCTTCAGCGAATAACCATGCGACTTCATGCGGTTGACCTGGCGATCACCAATCCACTCACGCAGACGGGAAAACTCACCCAGCCATTCATAGTCCTCGGTGGATGTTGTTGACGGCACCAGAGTTGCAATCTTCGGCCACAGCGCCGTGTACTGACCACGCCCCTGATTAAATGCCGTATTAACCGCGACGTATAATGCGCGCAGAGAATTTGGTGAAATATCCATAGCAATACCTTTTAAATTCGGAATGTATTTAAACGGCCCGGCCACTTAAAAAAGTGAGCCAGGCAGCTGTTGTTACTGACCGGGCCTATACGCCCACCTGCACCCACACACCATCGGTGTCGACCTGCGTCACCTTGCCGGCTTTATTGCGCGCCCCGGTATTGCTGTCAGACGAGACCTGAGCATCGGTGACGAAATAGCAATCCGAACCCACAGTGGCCACCGTAATGTCGCCGGCGTTGCCAAACTTATGTTCGCCAACAACCACTTCGGCACGTTGCTGGCCAGCACTGCCATTGGTGTTATCAACATCCAGTGTCGACACACCCGCCGAAATACCAGCACCGGCACCGGCCGTTACAACATTCAGATAACCAGCAACCAATACATAGGGCGTATTAGGGGTAACCGCTACGCCAGCGGCAATCGGGTAGGCGCGCTTGCGCCCATCACGTTCTGCAATCGCACTCATACGCTCAGCTCCTGCTTGGATTTAAGGAATTCTTCTTTGCTCAGACCGGACGCCTTAAGTACCGCCATGTCTTCTGCTGTCAGCTCATTATCAGCAGGCGGTGGCGGTGGCGCGTTATGGGTCTGCGTCGATCTAAGCGCCGCAATAGGGGCTGCTTTATCCAGATATGCCTTCAGCGCCGCGATGTCTTTTTTGCCCAGCTCATTCGCCCAGGACTCCATTGACGGCAGCAGGCGGCCATCGGCTTTGGCGGTAGCGATCAGCGTGCTCAGTTCACCCGTCTGGGTTTCTGCTGTCAGTGCTGCAAGGCGGGTTTGCAGGTCGGCAACAACCTCAATCGGCACATAGCGCGTTGGGTCTGGGGTGGTAGTTGTTGCTGCGGGCGCAGCAGCCTTTAATGCAGCAACTTCAGTGGCAAGAGTGTCACTGGTAGCAGCTCGGTTAATTAATGCAGTAAGTGCGGCGGTGCAAACAGCCTGATCTGGTTCGGCACCGTCTTCTACCGTAATGCCGAGCATTTCCAGCATCGCTTTTAAAATAGGGTCCATAGTTGTCTCCTGATGGTGTAATCCGCCAGCCTTTAAACTGGCAAAAGGTTGCAGGCCATCCAGCCCTGGGTCGTTGGTTAAAGCGGCAGAGTGGATAAACAGAGGCTTGCCGGTAGCGGCGTCATAGGGAAATACAGCCGATAAAAACAGGTACTCTTTATCGTCAATGTATTGCTTGGCGCGGGGAGTCAGGTGCGGCTTAATCCACAGGCCGTCTTCGCGCCACTGCATATCACTGGCATACATACGACCTGCCGCCGGAGCGGGCTGGCCGTTTTTTTCCGCATTAAGGGTTTGATGCTCGTAATCAATAACCCGGCCGCTTTTAAATGTGGCGGTCAGCTCAATCAGATCGCGGGCGGTTTGCTCATCTAAAAACCACTGACCACCAGGAACATCCTGCGGACGGCCATCAGGTGCAGAAAAATGTCCGGCTGGTAATAACTGATACCAACCATCATGAGCGTCAGATAATTCAAAGCTGCAGGCAGCAATCGGAGTGCCCGCCGGAACCGATGGCGGGACGGCAGCAGTAAGAACAGCGACAGCAATTTTTGAAAGCGGGTTTTGTGTTTTCATGCCCCCAGATTAAGAGGCATTGTCGGCGGGGTAATTTTGCAGAGGCAAAAACTTAATGCTTTAAAATATCGAACATCGCCAAAAAACACAGTGCATTTATCAAATACGCACTGCAATAGCACCAACAGGGATTTATAAACGATTTAAGACGGTATTAAACCCTTTGTGCGGGTGATGGCAGCCATTGCGACTGCGCTCGTTCGTACAGGCCTGTTTATTCGGCGAGAAAATCGCGGATGATGTTTACAGCATCCTGCTGCTCTGATGCAGACAGCCCTATAAAACGGCGACCTGGTATTTCTACACCAGGGATCATACTGCGCGCCGATGTCTTACCCCCAAAAAACAACATCGCTGCCTGCACTTTACCGCTGCCGATTAAAGCAAAGTCTTTGCCGTGATCGGTTTCGATCGATCCGGCCAGGCCGCCAGAAACCTGCAATATTTTTCCGGGCCAATGGTTTGATTCTGCGCGCCAGGGGATCGTGGTTTTATCACTCAGTTTTGCCCAGGCTTTGCCGGTCGCCGGATCGGCTTCATCAATAAAGGCTCCCTCTGCGGCACTCTCCATGATCGCCGTAATCTCCAGCATGGCCGGAGACAGGTCGACGCTTTTATCCAGCATGCTGTTAATGGCCTGCAAAACATCGCCATCGGCAACGCTTATATTAATAGTGCTCATAACGCTCCCTGTAACAGCTGATACCGGCTGGCCCGCAGATCGGTGGTAGTCAGCCGGGCAATATCAGCAACAGCGTCAACACCCCTGTCAGCCTGTCCGGGTGCGGACGATACGGTTATCACAATGCGCTCTCCGTTATCGGCGGCAGATACATACAGCACCGTACTGGTCGTGGTATCCAGCAATACCGCTGCTGGCGCTGCAATAACCGCTGGCAGTGTGGCGTATTGCTCTGCCGTTAATGCATCGGTTATGCGCCCGGCGGTCATTGTCAGCAGTGGCGGCAGGTCAGTCAGCCCGCTGGCCGCCTGAATACCATCATCCATAAAGCCCAGCGCCTGCTTGCTGGTTGCCGGCAATTCACCCGCCTGTACGGCAGTGGTCCAGCGTCTGAATTCCTGCTGACGCAACGGGCTGTTGTTAAGGGTTTGTATCATCTGGCTGCGCAGGTCGGGGTCGGCAACCGCCCCCAGTTTTTGAGCAACCACCCGATCGGAACCGTAGGCCGCATCACCAGGATTGTATGACCAGCCTTTATCCGGCCGCATCACGGTGCCATCCGGTAATGTAACCTCTGCCTGAGTGGCCTGAAATACTTCGCCGGTGCGCTCATCCATACCCACATCCGCCTGAAAGGCTCTGAGGATATCGGCGCTGTTTTCTACTGCCAGTCCCATACGCTCAACCTGGGCTGCTGTCAGCGCCCGCACCCGGCAGCGACAAAGCCAGCCATTGGGCGGATACAGGTATTGCCAGATCGGATCATCCCAACGAAATACCTTGCCGTTTAAAGCGCGGTGACTGGGGCGGGTAGCGCCGTCCAGCACCGCGATGTATTGCCAGTATGGGTGTGTTTTGGACGCGGCCACCTGGCGGCGGTAGCGGCCCGCCATATAGGCCGTTTGGGTATTAACCCGGTAGATGGTTCTCAGCCGGCGATCGCTGCCCAGCTGAACCTTGCGCGCAACCCCGTTGCGATCAACCCACACCTGTTCGCCCCACCAACCTTTGGCCTGCAGCTTAGGCTTGAGCGCTTTAATAAAGTCCCGCTCGGTCAGCCCCTGGCTTATCGCGTCATCAACCGCACTGCGGATATCCTGCAGCAGATCCATACGCATGGCCTTGGCAACCGTAAAAGCACGGGCATGGGCTGACTCCAGCATTTCCTGCCAGCGATCGGTAACCTGGTAACCCTTGCTGCGGAAATAACTGACCGCGTCTTTTGGCTGCATACGAAAGACGGCCGACAGGCTGACAGTATCAGCCATTGACGCCACCGCTTAACTCGCCCCAGAGTTCAGAGACAAACAAAATACGCGTCAGCGTCTCCTCCAGCTGGGTGTCTGCCATATCCGGCCACAGCTCAGCCAGTCCGGCCTGCAGTTCTTCTGGCCCTTTTTCTGCCAACGCAAATACCGGAGTCAGCAGTTGCAGCACCTGGTCATTCAGCTGGCCTTCGGTCAGTGCGTTTAACGCATCATCCAGCGCTTGCTGATCATCCATTGGCGGCAGGCTTTTTAATACCGCAAAGCCAGGGCGCTGCCAGTTGGCGCGCAGCTGGGCCGGTTCACTGCCGGCAGGCAGATCAAGAGAGGGCTTTAATACCTTGTCGCCAGTGGCGGCGGTCGGAATGCCATATTTCTCATGCAGCCACGACACCGGTATATCATCAACCCCCATCTCAACCATCCGCATTAATGGGTAGATTGCGGTGCTTAGTTCTTCATATTCATCAATATCAAATTCAAACAAAGGCAGCCGGCGGTTACCGTTAAACGACTTACCGTTAAGCGCGTACAACGGAAACACCAGGTCACGGGTCAGCGTGGCGGCAATTTGTTTTAAGTCAGACTGGCGCAACTCCTTACGCACTTCGTTGTGTACATTGCCCAGAGCGTTGGTGTTTGTACCTTCGCCGGTACCGGACGTTAATGTGCCCCCCAGTATTGCCTTGCTCATCGAGCGCTCAGCCCAATCAATCATGGACTTAAACGGGCCTTCGGCACCTTTAGCCGCCTCTTTAAACTCGACATCCATACCCTTGGGAATAATACCCACGGCGTTATGGCCGATACTTGCCAGGGCACGCATCAGTGTGGATTTTTCTTTGTCGTTTGCGCCTGACGGGTAGCGCCCCAACTTGACCGGCAGTCCATAAATTTCCAGAAACTCCGCCAGGTCACGCAGGCTCAGGTTTTTAAATAAAAACGGCCAGGCAACCACCCGCGCCAGAGCCATACGGCCCAGGTATCCGCTTTTGGCCTTGTGAGCGTGCGAGATCCAACCGAAGGGCTGCAGCTCGGCACCGTGATGGCTGCCATCCCGCAGGCGCAGCTGATTAAGGTTATCAGGATTTAGCTGAAACCAGCTGCCGGGGCGATACTCCACCGAGCGCGGAATATGCAGACCGTCGACAAATTCCCACTCCAACTCCTGATTGGAATAGCCTTTCAGAATGGCATCCGACATATCCGTAATAATGTCGTCCATATTGAGCATGTCGGTAATGATCTGCTCTATAAGTGCCGCATCGGCTTTTTCGGCAGCGCTGGCATCCCGTGGGGGAACAATTCGCCAATCCACACCCTGCAATGCCATTTTGCGTTTTTGCAGCTCGGCAAATAAGTGGGCGTCTTTTTCTTCCAGATCTTCTGCCAGCTGGCATTGAGCGATCAGGTTGCCTTGCTCGGCCTCTTGCATAATGGCCGCCAGCCGCGCCGGTGTAAGGCCGCGCGTAGGGTGTTCTGCCAGCTCTTTTGACAACATCCAGAACCGCGACTCTTCGGTCTGGCGCTGGGCGATATCCGCGCGCGAAACCATACGCCCCATAAAGTCGGCAAGATTTTTTTGGAAAGGAATTTTCATATTGGCCTCTTAATAGCAACCGTGGTCAAAGATCAGATCACTATCCAGATCTTCACCATCCCAGCGCGCTGATTTTGTATCTGGCATTTGTGTGAATTCGATACTGCCGCCGTCCATCCAGCTGGCACGGATCGCCATGACCAGAGCAATGGCAGAGTCGCCGTGGCGCTTGGCTTTATTGTCGGATGAGCCTTCGTCTTTGGTGCGCCCTTTATCAATCAGCGGTATGCCATCCACTACATGGATCTGCAGCAGATCATCCAGGGTGGTTTGGTCGCGCGGGATCTCCAGATTAAATGCCTCAAACTCACCCTTCATTTTCGGCATCCACTCGGCGTACCAGCTGCGATTCAGCATAACGCTGTCAATCATATCCACGCCGTACTTCAGGCGGGCCTGCTCAGCCAGGTAGCCACCATTGCCGGTGGCATCAAACGCAGCAGCGGTAAAGCGCGGCAGGCGGCTCAGAATAAAAAACATAACCTGCTCCTGCTGGCCGTAGGTTACGTTCTTTAATTCCACCCGGAATGGCACCCGCTTGCGCAGCTGGTTATCGACCGCCAGAGGCGTAAAAACGGTTAAGTCGCCTTTTCGGGCAAAGTCTTCTCCGAAGTAGTGGCAGTGGTCGACATTCAAAGCATCCAGCAGCGGCAGCAGGTGCAGCATGCACCAGGTGTCCACTTCCGCTTCGCGCTGCGCCTCTGTCCATTCTTCAAAGTTGCCGGGGGCCTCATAGCGCAGTATTGGCGATGACCGGTCAGCAACCATGGCCGCCTCAATCAACACCCGTGACAGATAATTACCACCGGATTTTTTCGGTATACAGCCGTATTCTTCATCGGCCGATTCTTTGTTAGGGGCATTTTTATACAGGCCATCACGCCATGCTTTTTCGGCTTCTGGTGACCAGTCTTTACCGGTGACATAGCAGATGCGCTTATACAAACCATCGGCCAGCGCATCATCCAGCGTAATGCGATGCACGCTGTAATTTTTACGGCCTTCGCGGGCATCGGTAATGTATTGGTTAAACAAATTGTCGACGCTGTTATGCGTACTGATCAGCCGTACTTTATTGCCCCACATGGTTAATGCCAGGGCCGCCTTCAGCAGCTCTTCCAGCGACTCATGAAAGGCTGCCTCATCAATAACCACATCACCCTGCAGACCACGCAGGTTGCTGGGGCGGGACGACAGTGCCTGAATTTTAAAACCCGATTTCGGGAAGCGGATCATATAGGCCAGGATTTCTTCCTGCTTGCCGCTATCCCAGAATGTCTGCTCATACACATCGGCTTGTGCCAGCTCGTTAAACGCCTTGGCGAACAGCGAACATGCCGCAATGTACTCCAGCGCCATCTCCTTTTTACTGCCCACGTAAAACGTATTGCAGCCACCGCGCCGGCGCGGCTTGGCCGCGTTAACCACGTTGCGGCCGGCCTCGGCCCAGGTGAGACCGGTACGCCGGGATTTTTCCGCGATCATGATCTCGCTTTCATCTTCAAACCAACGTCGCTGGTACGGCAGAAATACCGCTTCACCGCCCGGTATGGCATCGGACACTTCTTGCGGAACCACAACCCCGGCGAGCTCCATCTCTTCGCCCAGATTGATCTTGCGCGGCTCTGAAGTTGCCCGGAGAGATTGGGTTGAATTTGCCATCACGCTTTACCCAGCAATACTTTACGGATGCGGTCTTCCAGCTGCTCGCTCATGCCGTCGGTTCCGCGCAGCTCCTCAAGCTTTTGCTCCTGTTCGGCCAGCAGCTCTGTTCTGGCTTTTACTGCAATTTCTTCCTGAAACTTCTTCAGGCCGACAGACGAACGAGTGAGTGTGGCAATGTTTTTAGCGGCCGCACTTAACAGCGCGATGCGCTTTTCGGGCGGCATCTCTTCGTCACCGGCTTCCTGCAGCTCAATGATGCTTTCAAACAGCTCACTCTGAATCATGGCGGTTAATGCTTCTGAGCGGGCATCCTCCCGGTCACCCGCATTTTCGCGGATGATTTTTGCAGCCTCGGTACTGGCGCGAATGGCCGATAACCGCCGCTCCAGTTTCTGCCCGTACCGGCCAATGGCGCTGCGGCTGGGCAGGATTTCTTTATGCCCAGGGAACGAGGCATGCAGATCGTTGATAACCTCATCCAGCGTCAGCTGTTGGGCAATCAGCAGCTTTTCGATATGGGTGCGGATATCCTCCGGCAGGCGGCGGATAGAGCTGCGGGGCGAAGGCACAAGTGGAGCGCTCATAGTGTCACCAGTATTTTTTCGGGCGGGCAATACCAGGCTCGCAATCAACGGTGTATTCGGCGATGTCGGTGCCCAGGCGGGTAAGGTCGGCAAACCAGCGGCCACTGGGTTCTTTTACCAGGGTGATGAGTTTACGGTCTTCCAGGTAATCCAGTTCGCGGCGCAGCTCGTGGGCTGTGGCATCCGGATATTCTGACTGTGCAACGGTAAGCACCATGCTTTCGTAAGCGCCAATCGGTCGGGCATTGTTGAGCGTCAGTACGATCAGCCAGCGCATGTTCTCACGCCGGATTTTTGCCATATCTAATTCATTTGCCATGGGTAGGGCCTCCTAATTGGCCACGCAATTGGATGTTCTCCAGCTTCAGCGCCAGCGAATCCAGTTTGTTTTCGATAATGCTCTGGCCGCGAATATAGTCTTCACGACGTACATAGCTATTGGGCAGTTCCGCTTTTAGCTCCATCAGCTCGCGCTCTACACTGCGCCACTGGCCAGCCTCTTCTTTGTGCGCGGCGTGCAGGCCATCCAGCCGGTCATCCACGCTTTTAAAACGCTGGGTTAACGACTTATCCAACTGGTTAAAAAACACTTTGGCCGCCGCCCATATCGCGCCGAAAAAAGCCAGCAGCAGGGCAACCAGCTGCCACAAATCCACTTGCAGTGTCATTGATCACTCCCATCAATCAACTGTTGCAGGGCGACCAGGCGTTGCACATTGGTGATGCACCAATGGCCATACTGCTGGGCATGTATAAGCAGTTGGCGCTGCGTAATGCCCGCGCTTGCATATTCGGCAGCAGAGCCGGTGGAGGGCCAGGCGGTTGTCTCAGCACCTCCGGAATGATTAGTACTGGTCGGGGTGGCGGACACTCCGAAAGCGGCGTTGTAGTCGCGCAGCCAGCCAAGACTGAAGCGGCAATCAGCAGGCTGATCCTGCTCACCCAAAGGGCTTTGCACTGGGTTAACGTAGGGTTCATTCAGCCGCTCCTGTAGTTGAGATATGCGGGTGTTTAACTGCTGTTGTTGCGCCATAAATTCACGCTCTTTGATACCGGCGTTATGCAGGGCCTGGCGTAATTGCTGCTCGGCTGCGACCGCCATACGCTGGCGCTGATTGGCAATGACGGTATTAAATGTTGCGGTTGCCCTGGCCTGCCCGACATCAATCCCCCATGCAAAAGCACCCCAAACCCCAGCAATGGTGACGATGACCTGAATGGCAATAAGCCCCGACGTAAAAGCACGCAGCATTACAGCGCCCACCGTTCAGCACACACACCAGGTCCCCAGCCTTCATGGTGATACAGGGGCGTCCAGCGTTGCAGAATAATGGTTGGATAATGGCGGTTCTCGGCAAAGTTGGCGGCAGAACGGCCCGCGTTGAACCGTTCTGTTGCATTAAACCAGGCCAGCTGATCGGCGCCGGATGCCGATGCCAGACGCTGGTCGCGGCGCAACCAGCCAATGCCGCCGTTATAGGCAGATAACACCATTGCCCATTTGTCGCATGGGCTGCGGGCCTGGATACGGTTATTAAGCCAGGCGGTGTACAACACCATGGCCTGTAAACTCCAGCGCGGATCGTGCGGGGCCGGGTCACCCAGTAGCGGATACTGCTCGGCCATCCACTCTGCTGTTGCCGGCATAAACTGCGCTAAACCCTGCGCGCCAGCAGGCGATACAGCCTCCGGCTGCCAACGGCTTTCCTGATGCACCATAGCTGCCAGAGTGGCCACCGGGGCATTTAGCCCATAGCTGTACTGGGCAGCACGGGTAAGCTCAGCCTGCCAGCGCAAGGCCGCCGCAGGAACAGCACCGGCCTGCGCAACCGGCGGCATAACCAGCAACGCCAACAGCAACAATGGCGCCGCCAGCATTAAGCCGATACGTCCGGCAGAAACGATTAAATACGCCACATTAAACCCCCAGCGTCAGACCCAGAATGCAGGCAAACACAATGACTGCCCGCCGCAATGCCGCCAGATTGGCAGACACCCAGTGATTGTTACGATTAACGCAACGCTCGTGGTCACGCGCTACCTGGAACATATCGCCCGGGCGGGCGTAAGGAAAAAGACCGCGATCCAGCCAGTACCCCAGCACCGCGCCACCGGTTACCAGCAGCACTTTCCACGCCGCCAACGGCACACGGAACGGCGCAACCAGCACCGCAACCAGCAGCAGCGCAATAGTGACCAGCAGCCAGATCAACAGGCGCGGATAGCGGGATTCAAACGGAGAGTTTTCAGGCATAACAACATCCTCAGGGAACAGTGAACTTAATCAGTGAACCCAGAGGATGCCGCCTTTAGCGGAGAGAGTATTTTTTACAAAGAAAAAAGAAGGTGATTAAGAGAGTGGGCAAACTAAAGCGACTGATAACCACCCGCCGCAGAGAGTCACCCATGAATGACTTAGACATTGCAAAAGCCGCACTGAATAGCGCCATTGATCAAATGGAATTAACCGTTGATGACATCCTGCTGTTAACGGCACTGGCTACGTCGTTCTGGATTTCGCATCCCGCGACAATGCTTCAGCAGCTTCAAGCCTCGTACGCAGAATCCAGTAACGACGAGCAAGGCCAAAGCGAAGACGACCAGCCCTGGCTTTAAACCACTTTTAAGGCAGTGTTGCGCTTACCGAAAAAGCAACCAGCGAGCACACGCCACTTAACAATGACAACACCATCAGCGGAGGCATTAATGAAAAAACGATACTGGCGTTTTCGATTACGGGTTCTGCTAGCACTGGGCGGCCGGCGTGAATGTCCCGTTCTATTTGTTCCTGAACACGACGCGCAAACCTTTTTGCAATGCTTACTTGTGAGTAAGTGGCGGCGGCCCCGAAGATTATACCTGCTCCTAAAAACGCCCACGTGGCCGCAAGTAGATACGCTTCAGTGGGCGTCGTGGGCTCTGGCCGAAGGCTGGACAGTACAGTTAACGCCCCCACGGCAAGGGTTAACAGATGCTTCAGCCAGTCACCATGCAGGGTTTGATGCCTGCTCTGAAGCTCCATAAGTTGCTCCAGCGCTTCAAATCCTTTCATAACCTGCTCCTAATTGGCTTTTTTCATGTTTCGACATTGCGCGAACGCAGCGCTTGTCTCTTTCAGCAAGCGCTGCTGATCAGGCGGCGAGTGGCGGTAGTTATCCAATAGCGCCGCCTCATCCGGCCTGAGCGCTGGAGCGGTTGTTGGCTGGTTGCCCATTCCTGTGAGCAACCACGTAATATCAACCTCAAAAGCCGAGTGAATCTTCAACAGAAAATCACCACTAGGCATCGCTTTGCCCTGCTCAATTTGGCTAATGCTTCCCTTTGACACCCCAAGCCTGTCCGCAAAGTCGCGCTGATTTAGCTCTCCACGAACAAGCTTTACGCGCTCTCCAATCTCAATGCTCATAAAAATGACCAAACCTATTGACGTGCCCATAATTATGGGCAAGAATAACATCCATACACACTTACTAACCGCTAAACACGGAGTAAAAAAAATGACTCATACACTAACCCGCGACGAAGCATTGTTGATAGCCGCCATGGTGATAGAAGGCCGCACCTCTACCGGCAGATACATCATCTCCGCTGATAACGCTCGACAGATGCTTTTGCTGTCTCAAGCGGATCGACGCCAGGCCACACCCCGTGAAGAGCCAGCAGGTGATACAGCATCTTTGCAGGTTCGTACGCAGCCAAAGACAGCTCATCCTGACTTTCATCATCAACGCCCCGTTCAAGCTGCTCATAACGATCAGCTTTCGATTTCAGCAAATCCCTCACCTGTTCGGCCCTTGGATGGTCACGCAGTAAGAACGGCAGAATCGTCATCAGCGCACTTAAAACACCAGAAGACCAGTCATCGGCGCGCTCAAGCTCTTCGCGCAACTCGGCGACTTCTTGCCTCAGTTTTTGGATTTCGTCACTCATAAGTTTTGTCTCGTAAGGAGTTAACCATGGCCACCCAACAGGCACCCACGCCCAATGAAATTAAGCACCGCCTGCGCCAACAGGGCAAAACCCTGAAGATCTGGGCGGAAGAAAACGGCTTTCAGTACCGCACGGTCAGCGACACGCTGCGCGGCCTGCGCAAAGGCAACTTTGGCGAGTGCCGCGACGTAAAGATCGCCCTTGGCTTGCCGGTTGAAGATTAACACCGTTTAGCGCCGTTTCACATTACACACCAACCCATCGGGGAAGCGCATGACCGACAAAACCCTGCACACCTGCAGCCGTTGTGGCTGCCAGCGCAGCGCCGAAGAGCTGAACGGCATCAATCTGACCAAGACCGGTTGGGATGATGACAGTCGCGCTTATTGCAAACGCCTTGCTGACTGCAAATCGAAAGAAGCAGCAGAGACCATTAATTGGTTGCTGGATGAGATGGAGGACTGACATGACCGACAAAACCCGTACCAGCGCCAGCGGCCAGAAGGTGCTGCGCGTACTGAAAGCACTGAAAGGCCACAGCCTGAATGGCCTGAGCAACAGCGACCTGGCTAAGGCCCTGGGCGAAAGCCCGGCCACCATTAACCGCTGCTGCAACACCCTGATTGCTGAGGGCTTGGCCGTGCAGCTGGATACCGGCATGTACGCCCTGAGCGTGGCCGCGCTGCAAATTGCCCAGGCACACGCCAACGAGATGGCGCGCGCCTCTGACCGCATTCACGAACTGACCCAGCGCGTTACCGCTGGCAGCCATTAATACACTGGAGCACCACCATGGCACGTACCCCAAAAACCGCTGTAGCCCCTGTTGAAACCCCGGCGCTGGACGCCGAGAAAGTGGCCGAGATTCAGAATACTGCCGCTGCGTTAATTGATAGCAACAACGATGAGCGCGACACGCTCAATCAGATGATTGGTCAGATTCAAATGACTGGCGCCATCGCAAAACTGACGACCGTCGTCGGTTTGACAAAACTGGCTCACATCAAAGAAACCCGCATGTACAAAGCCTTGGCGGGGAAAAAAGGGGTTGACCGCAACGGCGCAGAAATCGCCGACGTCGGCACTTGGGAGGGCTTCTGTCTGGCTATTGGCACAACCCGACAAAAGGCTGATGAGGACATCCTTAATCTTAAGATTTTCGGTGAAGAGGCGCTGGAAGACCTTGGCAGAATCGGCGCTGGTTATCGCGATCTGCGCCAGTTCCGCCGCCTGCCGGAAGACGAAAAAACCGCGCTGATTGAAGTGGCCAAAGCCGGTGATAAAGAAGCCTTTGTTGAGCTGGCCGAAGAAATCATCACGAAAAATGCGCGCGAAAAAGACGCTCTGCAGCAAAGCCTGAACAACACCATGGCGGATTACGAAGCACAGGCCGAAGTGCTGAGCAAAAAAAGCCAGGAGCTGGATGCCACCAAAGTGGAGCTGGCGCAAGCACAGCGCCGCCTGAAAAACATGAAGCCGGATGAGGCTGAGCTGCAGCTGAAAACCGAGATCAGCGGCGTTGCCATTGAGATTGAATCGTTGCTGAAAACCCAGCTCGACAGCGCCCTGCAAACCCTGACCGAACATGCCTCTGTTACCGGTACCGACAACCGCCTGTTTATGGCCGGCCTGGTGCGACAGATGGAAATGGGGCTGCTGGCCCTGCGTGACAAATACGACCTGCCAGACGACACCGACACCGACTTTTTAAGCGCCGAGGCGCTGGAGGCTGCAAGCGCAGCGGTGGCGCAGATGCGTGAAAAAACAGGGTTGTAATGATGAGCGCCGTAATGAATGAGCAGTTGATTGCCGTTGCCCATGCAGCGCGCGCTGCCGGGCATGGCGGCAAGCAGGAAATCTATGCGCAGGCGTGTGAACAGTTGGGGATATCGCTGGCCACGCTGCACCGCAAACTGAAGGATTTGACGACGATGAAACAGCCCAGAAAGCAGCGTTGTGATGCCGGAAAGAGCGCCCTGACCCGTGATGAGGCGCTGTTGATTTCTGGTGTGATTATGGAGTCGCGCCGGCAGACCAAGAAAAACCTCTACAGCATTGCCGATGCCGTAGACGCACTGCGCGCGAACGGCCTGATTAAGGCTGAGTTTATTGACGAATCCACCGGCGAGGTACGCCTGCTAAGCGAAAGCGCCATCAGCCGCGCAATGACAGCCTATGGCGTACACCCGGACCAGCTGCTGGCACCTGCGCCACACAGCGGTATGCGCAGCCTGCACCCCAACCATATGTGGCAAATCGATGCGTCGTTGTGCGTGCTGTATTACCTGAAGCCCCAGGCGCGCGGGGCCAACGGCTTGCATGTAATGAACGCCGATGAGTTTTACAAAAACAAACCGAAAAACGTGCAGCGCATTATGGCTGACCGGGTGTGGTCGTATGAGATTACCGACCATGCCAGCAACTGGATTTACGTTGAGTACGTAATGGGGGCAGAAAGCGGCCTGAACCTTTGCAACGTGCTGATTAACGCCATGCAGGAGCGTGGCGGTGCCGATGTGATGCACGGCGTGCCCAAAATTCTGTACATGGACCCAGGCTCTGCGAACACCGCAGCGATGACCAAAAACCTGTGCCGATCGCTGGGTATTGAAGCCATTGCACACGCACCGGGCAACGCCAGGGCAACGGGCCAGGTGGAAAAAGCGCGTGACATTATTGAGCGTAAATTTGAGTCGGGCCTGCGCTTCCGGCCAGTGGCTGACCTGGCCGAACTGAATGCTCTGGCTGCTCAGTGGCGCAGTGTATTTAACGCAACGGCCGTACAGCGCCGGCACGGTAAAAACCGCAGCGCAGCCTGGCTGATGATACGTGATGACCAGTTAATAAAAGCACCAGATATTGAGACCTGCCGCAAGCTGGCTGTGGCACAACCGGTTGAGCGCAAGGTGACTCCGGGGCTGAAGATTTCGTTTGACGGTGTTGATTATCGCGTAGGGGATGTGCCGAACGTAATGGTTGGCCAGAAGCTGCTGATTACCCGCAACCCATGGCGGGACGACGTGGCGCAGGCGGTAATAACCGGCGAAGACGGGCGCGAAACCTTCTACCTGATTCCAAGGGTTGTTGAAGATAACTTTGGATATGACGACGCTCTGCCTGTGGTTGGCGAAGGGTACACCCGCCATGCCGACACGCCGGCACAAAAAGCCAAGGCAGCCATTGAAAAAATCATGACCGGTACGGAATCGGCCGATGCCGCGGCCGCCGCGCGCAAAGCCAAGGCCATTCCGTTGCAGGGCAAATTTGACCCGTACAAATCGGTTAAAGATGCCGAATTGCCGGAGTTTATGCCGCGCCGTGGTACGCAGCACGATATGCAATTACCAGCCACGGTAAGCCCGCTGTTAACCCATTTACAACTGGCCAAGGCACTACGCGCCCGTATGGGTTCCGATTGGCAGCCAGAGAATTTCCAGTGGCTGCAGGCGGAGTATCCGGATGGAGCGCGCGAAGACGAACTGGCAGACGTTGAGCGCAAACTGCGTAAGCCGGTACCGGCGCTGAAAGTGGTTGGAGGCAAATCCTGATGCTGAATTTAAAGGGTGTACTCCGGGATGTTGGAAAGACTCAGGCTGACCTGGCCCGTGCGTTAAAACTCAGCCCAGCGGCCATTGCGCAGTTGATTAACCATGAAGAGTGGCCGCGGTCGGTGGATCGGGCGGCATTAAAAAATCAGATTGACTCATTTTTATTAGAGAGCGGTGCGACGGTAGCAGCCGTCAACACCGCTTTGGAAAGCGCAGTGCAAAAAGCACTGCAGTTACCAACTTTGTCCGAGGAGGACGAACAAATGTTACTACGCAAACAAACTCTCACGCCAGCTGCTCGTCAGGCTTTCGCCCTGGTACGCGATCCATTCTCCGATGTACGCAACCCGGATGAAGTGTTTCTGACGCCGGATACCCGCTATGTGCGCGAAGCACTGCGCCAGACGGCACGCCACGGTGGGTTTATGGCTGTGGTCGGTGAGAGTGGCGCTGGCAAGTCGACATTGCGCCGGGATCTGAGTGATTGGATTAGCGCGCAAAGCCACCCGGTAACGGTGATTGAGCCGTATGTATTGGGCATGGAAGACAACGATATTAAGGGTAAAACCCTGAAGTCGAGCCATATTGCCGAATCCATTATGGCGTGTGTTGCACCTGGCGTGCCGTTAAAGCGCAGCCCTGAAGCGCGTTTTCGTCAGGTGCATGAGGCACTGCGCGAAAGCCACCGCAGCGGCAACCGCCATGTGCTGATTATTGAGGAGGCCCACGGCCTGCCGATTCCGACGCTGAAACATTTAAAGCGCTTTTTTGAGCTGGAAGATGGTTTTCAGAAACTGCTTGGGATTGTGCTGATTGGTCAGTCTGAACTTGCCACAAAACTGGATGAGCGCAACCCCGCTGTGCGCGAAGTGGTGCAGCGTTGCGAGGTGGTCATGCTGCGTCCGCTGGACAACGATCTGGAAGCCTACCTGCAACACCGGTTTGCGCTGGCCGGAAAGGAGCTGACTGACCTTATGCCAACAGAGGCTGTTGAGGCGCTGCGTAAGAAGCTGACCGGCGGCAATTATTCGGTGCTGTATCCGCTGGCCATTCATAACGTGCTGACCGCAGCCCTGAACGAAGCGGCCGAAATTGGCCTGCCACAACTCACCGACGAACTGATTGCAGGGGTGTGATATGGCGCGCTCTGTTCCGCCAGCCGCTCGCCAGATGAGCGCGCTGGTAAATAAAGTTGCAGGGGTTGTTTCGGATCTTGCCGCCGCCGGGATTGTTACTGCGGATGTGAGCATATCAAACCCAAAAAGCTCGTATGTGGAGGTTGTTTATTCACCACCGTGTGATGCATTGGGTGGCGTTGTTCACGGTAAGTATCGTAATAGCGACGGTGAATTTACCCGTTATTGCCGGGTTTACCATGGCTGCATTTTTGTTATCTGGTCGCGAAAAAATCGGGGTTAATCATGACGGTATCTATCAGCAGTGTCTGGAAAAAAGAAGATGTGGTGCATGCGCGTAAATTAATGGTTTTGGCTGTTAAACAACTGGATGAGCAGTTGCTGACAGATAGCACCAACTGGGCTGAGTGCGAACGCTCGTTGCGGGTGCTTAAAGAACGCGCCACCGAAGCTGAAACAATGATTCGCTCAATAGGAGGCCGTCGTGGCGCACATTGAAATCAACATAGGCACCAAAGAGTTTGAAAATCAGGGTGCCGCCGTAGAGATAAAGGTTGCAGTAAATACTGACGGGCTGAACGGTTATGAATCGGCTGTCGCAACCGCACTGGGTGCTGCCGTTCGGGAGTTAATTGTGCGCGGTGGAGGCCTTATTGCTGAGACGGTAGCGAATGCACGTTCGGGCGCCAGCGAGGTAAAGCACTGATGAAAACAATCTTTTTTGAAGACCAGGGGCAAGATTTTCTTGAGTGGGATCTTAACGACGACAACGAAGTGATCGACAGTCGCCCATATCAGCGCCGGATCTGGACAGGATTTAAAGTCGATCGCATAGCAGTTGGTGCGCAACCTCTGATCCTTAATCCGGCTGACCCGAATCGCGACTGGCGGGTTCTGAACTATGAGATTGAAGCAATCAAGGAGCGCAGTGATGACCAGCAAGACTGAGCCGAAGATACCGCATCTTGCCTCTGTGGCACTTCAGTCTGTTATTCAGGAGATGGCAGACCAAGATAAAAAATGGGGTGCTGATCGGGATCAGGATTTAAGTATCTGGAACCTGATTCTGACTGAAGAAACCGGTGAGCTGGCGCAAGCCATATTGCACTTTCAGTTCGGTGGAGAGAAGTGCTACGGGTTGCGAAAAGAAGCCGTGCAAGTTGCGGCTGTAGCGTTACAGATCATCGAATATATCGACCGAAACGACCTTATGGAGCGTATCAATGAGTACTAACACTATCCCTGAAGGGTATATGCAAAACAGCCGGGGCGACCTGGTGCGTGAAAAAAACGTTAAAGACATCGATAAGATCGTCGACCAGTCTGTGAAAACTCTCGCTCAGCAGGCTCGTGAATTAAGTATGTCGCTGACGAAATTTAAACGCCTGGCGCTCGACGATATTCGTGAGCTGATCAAAATCGCGGGTGAAAAATACGGCGCAAGCCTGGGCGGCGATAAGGGGAATATCACGCTATACAGCTACGATGGCCGGTATAAAGTCCAGCGTACTTTCGCTGACCGGATGACGTTCAATATTGAGATGAAAGCGGCAGAGAGCCTGTTCGATAAATATCTCGAAGCCATTTCTGCATCGGCAGAAAACGATATCCGAGTATTGATCAATGCGACGTTCCGGTCGTCTCGGGGGGATAAACTCCGCACCGCAGAG